AAACAAGCTGCTAAGACAAGAACAAAGGCTGGCAAAGTTGCGGAAAGAATCGCAGATGGCGTTAGCATCTCTAAGTCAAGCAAAATTGGTGAGTTCCGTTATGGTTTCGCACGCCAGAAATTTTCAGGTGGGGCTACAACGCAAACCCTTTGGGGTGGTGCTGAGTTTGGATCTAATAAGTTCAAACAGTTCCCTACATATTCAGGACGGTCAGGCAGAGGTTCGCGTGGATGGTTTATCTATCCAACCCTTCGCAGAATTCAGCCTGAATTGATTAACAAATGGGAACAAAGTTTTGATCGCATTATTAAGGAATGGGTCTAATGGCTACTGGTAATCGCACGCTTAAACTCTCGATCCTTGCCGATGTTGATGATCTTAAAAAGAAACTTGGCGAAGCCGATAATGCTGTTGAAAACAACGCAAGTAAGATTTCAGAGTTTGGAAAGAAGGCTGCTGCTGCATTTGCAGTTGCTGCCGCTGCTGCAGTTGCTTATGGCACTAAATTAGCCATTGATGGGGTCAAGGCTGCAATAGAGGATGAACAGGCACAGTTAAGGTTAGCAAGTGCCTTAAAGACCGCCACAGGGGCTACTGATGCCCAAATAAAGGCTACTGAGGATATGATCCTCAAGACATCTCTAGCGACTGGTGTGGCAGATGACCAACTCAGACCAGCCTTCCAAAGACTTGCGGTATCGACCAAAGATACTGTTGAAGCACAGAATTTATTAAACCTTGCCTTAGATATTTCCAAAGGCAAAGGCATTGAATTAGAAACAGTTGCAAATGCTTTGGGTCGTGCCCAAGATGGCAATACCACGGCTCTTGGCAGATTAGGACTTGGGTTATCTAAAGCCGAACTTTCAACATTGTCATTTACTCAGGTGCAAGAGAAACTATCTAATTTGTATGGTGGCGCAGCTGCTAGAAACGCTGAAACATTTCAAGGTAAGATTGATCGATTAAAGGTTGGATTTGATGAGGCTAAAGAAAGTCTAGGAGTTGCTTTACTTCCAGCCGTTGAGCAATTTATTACATACTTAAACGATACTGGACTTCCAACATTAAATGCTTTTATTGCAGGATTAACTGGTGATCAAGGATTAAGTGCTGGATTACAGGAAAATCAAAGAAGTGCTGAGAATTTTGGAAAAGCAATTGGAGTAGTGGCAGGCATCATTTCAGGGTTTATTACATTCCTAAGAGAAGCAATTGGTTTTGTAACAATATTGGCTAATGAATTAATTCGAGTGGTTAATATAATTCCGGGCGTTAATATTGGATCAATTCCAAACATTGCTCCATCGGCTGCTGGCATTCCACAACTGTCACAAGTTCCAAACGCTAGAGAAAGCCGATCAAGCGGACCAACTGTTACAAATAACATCACAGTTCGGGCATTAGATAGCGAGAGTGCAGCTAGAGCAGTTGCCAAGGTAATTAATGAAAGTTCAGCAAGATCAATTCCAGCATTGAGTGGCACAAGCGTTCGAGGTAATTAATGACTGTCTTTACGCCTGAATGGAAATTGACTGTTGGTGGAACTGATTATACGAACATAGCAATTAGCGATATTCAACATCAAGCTGGTCGGACTGATATTTACAGTCAGCCATCGCCATCTTATATGCAGGTAACTTTGGTTGCTTTATCTGGTCAAATCTTGCCATTTGCAATCAATGATAGTTTTGCTTTACAGGTCAAAAACAGTTCAGGAACTTATGTCAATCTTTTTGGTGGAGATATTACCGATTTGACTGTTGAAGTTGGCGCATTTGGAAATGTAGCCAAAGTTGCCAATTACACAATCTTAGCAATGGGATCTTTGGTTAAGTTAGCAAGAGAATTATATTCTGATGCAGTTCCGCAAGATGAGGATGGCAATCAGATATACGGAATTCTTTCAAGCGTATTGCTAGGAACTTGGAATGATGTGCCAGCAGCTGAAACATGGGCAGGTTATGATCCAACGGAAACATGGGCGCAAGCATTAAATTTAGGACTTGGCGAAATAGATCAGCCCGGACTTTACACAATGCAAAACCGAAGTGGATCGGAAGCCCCAGATACCATTTACAATATCGCAAGCCTTATTGCGAATTCAGCCTTTGGATATTTGTATGAGGACAATCAAGGCAATATTGGTTATGCCGATGCAGATCATCGCCAAACTTATTTGTTAGCCAATGGTTATGTTGATCTTGATGCAAACCATGCTTTAGGTTCAGGATTATCCACCATTACTAGATCAGGTGATATTAGAAATGACATTATAATTAATTATGGTTCAAATTTTAGCCAAGAAAAAACTGCATCGTCAGCATCATCAATTGCGCTTTATGGTTACAAAGGTGAAAGTATTAATTCGACAATTCACTCAGCTGTAGATGCTCAAGCTGTGGCAGATCGTTATATTGCTCAAAGAGCCTTTCCTTTACCAGTATTCCAAAGCATAACCTTCCCATTGACAAATCCTGAGATTGATAACTCAGATCGAGATAACCTTCTTGGCGTTTTTATGGGTCAGCCATTAAACATTGAGAATCTACCTGATCAAATTGCAGGTGGTAGTTTTGAAGGATATGTGGAGGGCTGGCGTTGGAGCACTCGTTTCAATGAACTGTTTTTGACAATCAATCTTTCACCAACAGCCTTTAGCCAAGTGGCCATGCGCTGGAATACTGTAAATATAGCTGAGGCTTGGAACACTCTAAGTCCAACTTTGACATGGGAATACGCTACAATCGTAGCCTGAGATAAAGGACAATATGGCAACCACTACTAATTATGGCTGGACAACACCAGATGACACCGCTCTTGTAAAGGACGGCGCAAGTGCTATTCGTACGCTTGGATCATCTGTTGATACAACCACCAAAGCATTAAACCCATCAACAACTCTTGGCGATATTGAGTATCGTTCATCCACAGCTAACACAAACACAAGACTTGGAATTGGTTCAACTGGTCAGGTTTTAACTGTTGCTGGTGGAGTTCCTTCATGGGCAACAGCTGGTGCAAGTGCAGAGAATTATGCTTTAATAAATACAGGCGGAACAACCTTAACTGGTGCAGCAACTTTCACAGTTTCAGGAATTTCAGCAAAAGGTTTATTTCTTTATATTGAAAATGCACAAGTATCATCTGGCGATAGATTGCGTATTACTTTTAATAGTGATACCACAAATAATTATCAATTTACTGGAGCAAGAGCATCTGCTGGTGCAGCATATTTGCCATATAGATCAGGCGATGTTGCAAACATTGAGTTTTTAAGAAATGGAACATCAACAAGTAGTGGCAATTATGGATTTTTACAATTTAGAGGTTGTGATGGAACAGGGTTTAAGCCTTTTGTATCAACTTCTAATTGTACCGATAGCACTACTTCAGGTAATGAATATATTCAATCTGGTTATTACAAAGGAACATCAGCAATAACAACAGTTCAATTATTTACAAGTTCTGGCAACAATTTTACAGGTGGTAAATTCTATGTCTATGGGGCGGTCTAATATGAAAATTACTTCAAAAGAATTCAACGCTATTACTGGCGAGGAAACTATTACTGAGCGTGATGAAACTGCTGCTGAAACAAAGTCAAGATTAGATTTTGTTAAAGAAATTGCAGCTGAGAAAGCCGAAGCAACAAGTAAGGCAGCAGCCAAATCTGCTCTCTTAGATAAACTTGGCATTACAGAGGATGAAGCAAAACTGCTTCTTGGTTAATGAAGGCTTGGTTATCTAAATCTGCTGCCCAATTAAGAGAGCAAATCGATGATAGTTTTCCAGACAGAGATCGATCATCCGATGGGTGGATCGCTGATGCAAGACACATGTCTGCTGGCAACTCTGATCACATTCCAGATGCGAGTAGCGGAGTCGTTAGGGCAATCGACATTGACAGGGATCTATCTGGTAAAACCAAACCAGATGTCATGCCATATCTTGCTGAGCAAATTCGAGTCGCAGCAAAGTCTGGCGAAAAAAGAATTGCTTACATCATCTTTGATAGCAGAATCGCATCGCCTAAAA